ACTTAAACAAAAGGAGAAAGATAATGCAAAAGATAAAGCAACCAAAGACAATGGTTAAGTGGGGTCACGAAGATATTACTATGCTTGAGTTGTTTAAAGAGTTAGATAGATGTGTTGCTAGTCCTGTGAGAAACTTACATGAGTTGGAAGGTGACATGTATATGTCTGACTATCATAAATTATCTGAAGCTCAGTGGAGAATATCAAGTACACTACAACTACTTAAAGGAGATAAAGAATGACTAAATGGTATGTCTGTGTAGACTGTGGCTATGCTCATGAAGGTGATGAATCACCAGAGCATTGCCCTGTATGTGGCTCATCTGAATTTGAATTGGATACTGAAAATGAGTGATTTTTATAAACATAGGGTAGGCTTACAGTCTAAGCTAAGAGCTATGGAACATTATGTATCTAAAGGATACTATGTATTTGATGAAACTAATCAAGGGCCAATAGATTTTGTAGCTGTAAACATGGAAGGAGATGTTCAGTTTATAGAATGTAAAACTATATCAAGAAGAAAAGATAGTACAAAAATACATAGAATACTTAAAGATAATCAAAGAAAATTAAATGAAAATCTATTAACATCTAAAGCTCCACAAGTTAAGCTAACTTATGTTGATTTAGAAACAGGAGAAGTTGCATGATTAAAGAAGGTAAGGTATGGGGTCAGACTATCCCACTGCTACAATCACCAGCCGTAGAGATACACCGTATCAACATAGAGTTAGGTGGGTACTGTAGTAAACATGCTCATCAATCTAAGATCAATGCTTTCTATGTTATCTCTGGTGAGCTAGAGATCAAGAGATGGAAGGACTATAAGCTAGTGGATAGCACATGGCTGAATGCAGGTGACCTATCTATCGTACCAGCAGGTGAGTACCATCAGTTCATGGCACATCAAGAGACTGAAGCATTAGAAATCTATTGGACAGAACTTAATCATAATGATATCATGAGAGAAAATGTAGGAGGAATATAACATGGAAGTATTAATCTTTTTAGGTACACTTATATATCCTATATTGTTATTATTATAATGTCATATATAATAATACAAGAGGATATAGATCCACTTGATATAGAAAACATATCTATCTTACCAGACGAACATGAATTAAAAGTTAAACAGTTTAAGAAAGAAGAAGATGCTGTAAGATTCCTATCTCATTTAGGTTTAGAAGATGAACTTAATTATGATACAAAGATTGTGAGGTTGCATTGAGATTTATATTATACTATGTGTTAATGTTATTTGTTTTTATGATAGCATTTATTTTAACTATAGATAAAGCTAAAGCTAGTGAGTATGACATCGAATGTATGGTAGAAGCTATCTATCATGAGGCTAGGTCAGAAGGATTCGTAGCTCAAATAGCTGTAGGAAATGTTATATTACAAAGGGTTAAGGATAAAAGATATCCTAATACTGTATGTGATGTAGTACACCAAGCTAAGAAATGGAAGGGAAACTTAATAAGAAATAGATGTCAGTTCAGTTACTATTGTGATGGTAAGTCAGAGAAGTATAAGGAGTTGGATGCCCTATTAGAAGTTATAGATACATCTGAACTGATATTACAAGGTGTTATGTTAGAGCAGACAATGGGAGCTACACACTACCACACTTGGAAGGTGTCACCCCATTGGTCACGTAGTCCTACCTTTATTAAGTTAGGTAGAGTAGGATCACATATCTTTTATGTTGACAAAGGAAAACAATAGGAGTATGCTATGATTAAGAATCAATTAGAAGTAGAGAATAAGTTACATAATATGATTAGAACATTAAAGATACAGTTACAAGAACTACGAGATGATAATGCTAGACTAAGGAGAGAACAAGGTTTATCTGATAGAACTAAATGGGTAGAGAAAGATGGATAAAAACTTATGGGAAAGAGAAAGAAGATCTATATTCAAAAGACTTCTACGTGAGTATGAAGATGAAGGGTATGATCGGACTGAAGCAAATCACTTTGCCAAGATAGAACTCCAAGACATCATGGAAGAGAAGGTGAGCTTTGTTAATGAGTTATGGGAACAAGAATATGAAGAAAAATAAATGGGCATTAATCCTAGAGAAAGATGTGGGTGATATTGTTGTTGAAAAATATAGCTCACAGAAGATAGCTGAAGAAGAACTTGAGTATCGTAATTCATTAACTGTTGCAATGGGATACTCACCTGATGTAAAGTATACTATAAAAAAACTATAGGAGTTTATCATGTCTGATACAGCACGAATGGGTGCATGTGAAGAGTGTGGTTCTAGTGATGCCAACGCCACATACCCCGATGGTCATACGTATTGTTACAGTTGCCAAGTTTACAAGAAAGGAAATAATATGCAACAAGAGTCAAGAGTAATACCCATGAGCAATCCTGCTAGTGGTACAATCAAGACTAGAGGTATACTATCTGACATACCTGAGAGAAAGATTAAGAAAGAAACTGCACAGAGATATGGTGTAGAGATTAAGAAGACAGGTAACATGACAACTCACCACATCTATAAGTATGTAGATGATAGTGGTAACCACATTGCATCTAAGGTTAGAGAGGTACAGAATAAAAAGTTCTGGTCTGAAGGTAACTTATCTAGCTCCATACTATTCGGGCAACATCTATTCAACAAGCCACAGAAATTTATTACAGTATGTGAAGGTGAGATAGATGCTATGTCTGCCTATGAGATGCTAGGATCTAAGTGGCCTGTTGTATCAATCAAGAATGGTGCAGCATCTGCCTTTGAGAATTGTCAGAAGTCTCTCGACTATCTAAGTAAGTTTGATAAGGTAGTATTATGTTTTGATAATGACAAGGCTGGTCGTGAAGCATCAGAGAAATGTGCTACACTCTTTGAGCCTAACCAATGTAAGATAGTTAAGTTAGAACTAAAAGATGCCAATGAATATCTTAAGACTAATCAACGACAGAAGTTCTCGGACAAGTGGTGGGATGCTAAAGACTTTACACCAGCAGGTATTAGAAACTTAGATGAACTAGGTGATAGCCTATACGATGAGAAGTTTTGTGAGACAGTTCTCTATCCTTGGACTGCTCTTAATGAGAAGACATATGGTATGCGTACTGGTGAGCTAGTGACGTTTACTAGTGGTGCTGGCATGGGTAAGTCTAGTATCATACGTGAGCTTATGCATCACATTATGGTGAATAGTAAGGATAACATTGGTGTCCTAGCTATGGAAGAAAACATACGTAACACTGCCTTTAACATCATGTCAGTCGAAGCTAATGCTAGGTTGTATATCAAAGAGATTAGAGATCAGTTTACTAGGGATCAGCTAAAGGTATGGCAAGAAAAGACTGTGGGTACTGGTAGGTTCTTTGCCTTTGATCACTTTGGTTCTATCTCTAACGATGAGATACTAGGCAGAGTACGATACATGGCTAAAGGTTTAGGATGTAAGTGGGTATTCCTTGATCACTTATCTATCTTAGTATCAGGTCAAGAAGACAATGGAGATGAACGTAAGTCTATTGATATTCTTATGACTAAGCTACGTTCTCTTGTTGAAGAGACAGGCATAGGTTTATTACTAGTCAGTCATCTACGTAGGCCATCAGGTGATAGAGGTCACGAAGATGGTAGGGAAGTATCTCTCTCACACCTCAGAGGGTCTGCATCTATTGCTCACCTATCTGATAGTGTGATTGCACTAGAGCGTAATCAACAGGCTCAAGATGAAGTAGAAGCTAACACTACTGTCCTACGTATCTTAAAGAATAGATATACTGGTGACACTGGTGTAACTTGTCACTTGCATTATGATAAAGAAACTGGTAGAATGTCAGAGATAAATAATCCATTCGATAATAATGATGAAGATGAAGCTCAACTCTAGATAGGATAATAGTTATGGTAACAGCAATAGTTGATATCGAAACTGATAGCCTTGATGCAACTCAGATACATTGCATTGTAGCTTGTGACTATGCCACTGGTAAAGAAAAGGTATGGGTACAAGATGAATGTAAAGAGTTTGCATCTTGGTCTAAGATGATTGATAAGTTTATCATGCACAATGGTATAAGCTTTGATGCTCCTGTTCTTAATCGTTTAACAGGATCAAGTATTAAACCATCACAGATTAGAGATACTCTTATTGAATCACAGTTATATAATCCTATCAGAGATAAGGGACATTCACTCAAGGCTTGGGGTGAGAGGTTTAACTTTCCGAAGGGAGACTTCACAGAGTTTGATTACTATACACCTGAGATGCTTGAGTATTGTAAGCAAGACGTAAGGATTACCAGAAAGGTAGCCCAAGAGTTAGAGAAGGAAGGTTCTAAGTTCTCCTCTAAGTCTTATGAACTAGAAAGAAAAGTAAGAGTTATAGTAGACCAACAAGAAAGAAATGGTTTCTCTTTTAACTTACGTGATGCCATGAGCTTTCTTGCCACACTAGAAGAAGAGCAACAAGAACTGGAGGACAAAGCCCAAGAAATATTTGAACCTACTGAAGTAGTAATGAAGACCAAGACTAAGTACATACCATTCAATATTGGTTCTCGTAAACAGATAGCTGATAGATTGATGGAGAGAGGCTGGCAACCTACGCATCATACAGAGAAGGGTAATGTAATAGTGAGTGAAGAAATATTATCTAAGATTAACATGCCTGAAGCACAGATGTTTAGCAGATACTTTCTACTACAGAAACGTACTGGCCTACTGAAAGCTTGGATCAAGGCATGTCAAGAAGATAATAGAGTCAGAGGTAGAGTGATGACGCTACGAACCGTGACAGGCAGGATGGCACATAACTCTCCCAACATGGCTCAAGTGCCAGCAGTGTATTCTCCTTATGGCAAAGAATGTAGATCGTTATGGACAATCTCTAATCCAGATACACATACCTTGATTGGTACAGATGCATCTGGGTTAGAGCTACGATGTCTAGCACACTACATGAATGATCCTAACTTCACTGAAGAAGTTGTCAATGGTGATGTACATACTGCTAACATGAAAGCTGCTGGACTTACTGATCGTGATCAAGCTAAGACTTTTATCTATGCTTTCCTTTATGGTGCTGGCCCTGCTAAGATAGGTAAGGTTGTTGGTGGCTCTGCTAAAGCTGGACAAGAACTGATTACTAAGTTCTTATCTAACATGCCGAAGCTTAAGAAGCTCAGAGATGATGTTGCTAAGTGGTGTAAGGGTGGTACTATACCTGCTCTTGATGGTAGACTGTTACACATTAGATCAGAACATGCTGCATTAAATACTTTACTACAGGGTGCAGGTGCTATCATATGTAAGCAATGGCTTGTACATATTACACAACGTATACGTAAGTCAGGTGTTGATGCTAAGTTAGTTGCATCTATACACGATGAGTATCAGTTTGAGGTAGCTAAGAAAGATGCTAAAAGGTTTGGTCAGATTACTAGAGATGCAATGATAGAGACACAGCGTACACTTAAGGTTCGATGTCCTCTTGATTGTGAGTATAAAATAGGAACAACATGGAGTGAGACACACTAATGCCACATGACAATAGACCATTTGATAGACAATCTTATAATCAGAATGATGCCAGAGCTAAGAAAGCTATGGTTAATTACTTAACAGTAAATAATTTTACTGACATTGTAGACAAAGAAGATTATTATTTTGATGTCTCAGCTAATAAAAAAGTCAAAGGTAAAGATGAGAAGTTTTTCTTTGAGGTTGAGATAAAAAATCAATGGGATACTTACTGGCCTGAGAGTTGGAAAGAAGTACGTATTCCTCAACGTAAACAAAGATTAATAAATAGAAAGGAGAAAGATTACCCAGACCATGATTTATATTTTGTTGTCTTCAATACAACTTGTAAGCAAGCTTGGTTTATTAAAGACAGTCTTGTAAACGAATCAAGTGTAGGAAAGATACAGAACTCTAAACAACCTAAAGGCTCACCACACTTGGCAGAACCTTTCTTTCATATCCCTGTAGATAAAGCTAATTTAATTCAAATTAGTCCTTGACCTATAGAAATATGTATGTTATAATTATGTTACAATAAATGAAACTCATGTCACAATAGAGTGACGATAGAAATAGGAATTAAAAAATGAATGATCCAATTTATATTACTGGTAAATGTCACTATGCTTCAATCACTGAGCCTAACACTAAGTTTGATCCAGTGTGGTCAATACAGATTGAGGTAGATGATAACAATAGATCTGTTATAGAAAGTGCTGGTCTTACAATCTCTAATAAAGGTGATGATCGTGGAGACTTTGTAACAATTAAACGTAAGGTTGAACGTAAAGATGGTACATCAAGACAAGGACCATCTGTTAAAGATTCCCAGAACAATGCTTGGGATGGTAAGTTGATTGCTAATGGTAGTACAGTTAATGTTAAGGCTGTGCCTTTTGAGTGGAGCTATGCAGGTAAGTCAGGTGTTTCTGCTGACCTAGCTGCTGTTCAAGTAGTAGATTTCATAGAGTACTCTAGTGGGGGTGATGACTTTGAAGTTGTTCCCGGTGGATATGTAGCTAATACATCCTCTATTGACGATGATATTCCTTTCGCCTCTTAATGTAAACTAAGGGAGACTTGGGGAGTGAGAATTATTGGTTTGGTTTTCACTCCCTATTTTTTTATACATGAAAAAGATTGAAACATTAGTTGCTGATATCTATGATCTCTTTTCTCTTGAGCCTATTAAGATGGATGAGAAAGAAGTAGATAAGCATATAGATACATTCGGAGAGATGCTTAAGGTTCACATCAAAGCATTTCTATATGAGGAACCTAGAACAAGAGGTAACCTCAGACTATCTGGTATAGGTAAACCTGATAGACAATTATGGTACGATGTTAATAGTAAACATGACATAGAAGACATTACTTCTAGTACAAGAATTAAATTTCTATATGGTTATATCTTAGAGGAACTTCTTTTACTATGTGCTTCTGTTGCAGGACATAAGGTTACTGATCAACAGAAAGAAGTTACTGTTGAAGGTGTTAAAGGTCACCAAGATTCAATGATAGATGATGTCTTGGTTGATTGTAAGAGTGCATCAGGATTTAGCTTCAAGAAGTTTAAAGAAAATAATTTATTAGAAGATGATCCATTTGGTTATATCGCACAGATTAGTGCGTATGCACAAGCTAATGGTGTGGATAAGGCAGCATTTCTTGTGATAGATAAATCAAGTGGTAAGTTATGTCTAACTCCTGTACATCAAATGGAGATGATCAATGCTAAAGAAAGAGTCAAGCATCTTAAGGGAGTGGTTGGGGATAGTCATGTACCTGATAGGTGCTACTCTCCAGTTGCTGATGGGCAGTCTGGCAATCTTAAGTTACCTATTGGTTGTGTGTATTGTAGCCACAAGAGAGAGTGTTGGTCAGATGCTAATCAAGGTAAAGGGCTACGTGCTTTCAAATATGCCAGAGGTCTTAACTACTTGGTTAAGGTTGTTAAAGAACCTAATGTTGAAGAGGTGACTAGCTGGTAATGCATTGGGAATATGATAAGAAACCTGACCTAACTAAGTTTGGTTTTGTATACTGGATAACCAATATCAAAACAGAGAAAGCTTACATAGGTTGTAAACAATATTTTAATTATTCTAAAGGTAAAAAGAAACGTGAATCAAATTGGAAATCTTACATGGGATCTTCCAAACATTTAATAGAAGACATAAAGAAGTTAGGTAAAGATAACTTTAAGTTTGATATTATAGCTGAGTTTAAAAACAAACGAAGCTTACGATACTATGAGTGTTACTATCAAATGAAGTACAATGTTTTATGTGCTACCTTAGAAGGGTCTGATGAACCTGCCTTCTACAATAGTTTTGTAGGTGGTAAGTTCTACAGGCCAGTTGAAGAGTATTTTGATAATGACTGATAGTCCTTACGAACTAAGCACTGATGTATCTATGGGATCTTTATATGAAATAACAGGTAAAGATTCTCATAGATCTTTATACGTTGGTGTTATACTACAAGCATTGTTAGACTTAACTAAACCTAAGTTTGATAAAGAGAAAACTTCTGTCCAAGTATATAGAGATCAAGCTCATGCTTGGATATTTAAATCAGAAGGCGTTACATGTGAAGACTTTGAAACAGTATGTACTTATGCAGGTGTTAAGCCTACTGCTGTTAGAAACTTTGCGTCTAATGTTATTAACTCAGGAGATATTTTAAATGTCAGAAGAAAATTTCAATCACTCCTCTGAAGCACTTAAGGTACAAGTAGGTGGTGATCACTACAAAGATTGTGGTATACAGCCTGTTGAATATATACATGCGAATAAGCTTGACTACTTCGAGGGTAATGTGATAAAATATATAACTCGACATCGCACTAAGGGTCAAGGTAAAAAAGATATTGAAAAAGTAATACACTACGCTCAACTAATCTTAGCATTAGAATATAAATAGAAAGGAAACATAAATGGAAAACGAAGTACACTATGGTATGACACTCCCCATCTCAGAAGAGATAGATAATGTTAAGTATAGACAAACAGGAGAAGACTTTTATAGTAAAGTTGTACGTATTGCAGAAGCCTTAAAGGATACACCTGATCACTTTGAGAACTTCAAAGATGCACTTAGGCACATGAGGTTCTTACCTGCTGGTAGGGTACAGAATGCTATGGGTGCAGCAAGACAGACCACTGCTTACAACTGCTTTGTCAGTGGTGCTATAGAAGATAGCATGGATTCTATTATGGGTAGAGCTACTGATGCTGCTGAGACAATGCGTAGAGGTGGGGGCATAGGCTATGACTTCTCTAGGCTACGTCCCAGAGGAGATCGTATCAAGTCCTTAGACTCTAGAGCATCTGGTGCAGTAAGCTTCATGCAAATCTTTGATGCTGTATGTCAGACCATAGCATCTAGTGGACATCGTAGAGGCGCACAGATGGGTGTCTTACGTGTTGATCATCCAGACATTGAACAGTTTATCACAGCTAAGAATGATGGTACTTCTCTTACTGGTTTTAATATCTCTGTTGGTATCACAGATGAGTTCATGAGATGTCTTGAAAAGAAAGAACCATTCCCTCTACAGTTTGAAGGTAGAGTACACGAAGAGGTAGACCCTGTAGCCCTATGGGATATGATTATGCGTAGCACATGGGATTGGGCAGAGCCGGGAGTGTTGTTCATAGATACCATTAACAAGATGAATAACCTATACTACTGTGAGAACATAGAAGCTACGAATCCTTGTGGTGAGCAACCTCTACCACCCTATGGTGCTTGTCTTCTTGGTAGCTTTAACCTTACTAAGTATGTTGGAGCAGGTGCATTTGATTATGGTCTGTTCACTGGTGACATCCATCATGTAGTCAGAGCTATGGACAATGTTATTGATAGAACTATCTATCCTCTAGAAGAGCAAGAGAAAGAAGCTAAGAACAAACGCAGGATGGGACTAGGTGTTACTGGTCTGGCTAATGCAGGTGAGATGTGTGGTATGCCTTATGCTTCAGAAGAGTTCATGAAGTTTACTACTAAGGTTCTTAAGACACTTAGAGATCACACCTATGGTGCTTCTTCTTTACTGGCTAAAGAGAAAGGTTGCTTCCCACTGTACGATAAAGATAAGTACATCGAAGGTAAATTCTTTAAGACATTATCTACTTGGGTACAAGATCAGATCAAAGAAACTGGACTACGTAACTCTCACCTAACTTCCATAGCACCTACTGGTACAATCAGCTTGACTGCTGATAACGTAAGCTCTGGCATTGAACCACCGTTTAGTTTATTCTATGATAGAACCATACAAGAGTTTGATGGTCATCAGATACAACGTGTAGAAGACTATGCTTACAGACAGGGTGTGAACGGTAGGACTGCCAATGAAATTAGTGCTGAAGAACATCTCTCAGTTCTTGCTCTAACATCTAAGTACATTGACAGTGCTGTCTCTAAGACCTGTAACGTAGGTGACAATGTAACTTACGAAGAGTTCAAAGAGTTATACTACAATGCTTGGAAGCAGGGATGCAAAGGCATCACCACTTTTAGAGCTAGTGGTAAACGCTATGGTATCCTCAATGAGGTTAAGGAAGAGCCTAAAGCAGAAGCTTGTTACATAGATCCATCAACAGGTCAGAAAGAGTGTGACTAAAAAAAGCTTGCCAAGATATAAAAAGTGTAGTATAATAATGTATGGAATGCCACTGTGGGTTCCATACAATCTTGCTTATTAAGGAGAAACATTATGAACTATGTAGATAAACGTCTATCGTCTAGATTACAATTACAAGACTATAGAGATTGGGTTATAGGTTATGATAAGATATTTAATACAATGTTAAACCAATCTACTAACTCAATAAATAATAAACCTAATTATCCCCCACATAATTTAATAGAGTACGAAGATGGTAAGTATACTATTACACTTGCTATTGCTGGTATCTCTAAAGAAGACTTAGACATTACTCTTGTGGAGCAGAACCTCACCATCTCTTATGATGGAAAAGAAACTGAAAGTAATGGTAAGATTCTATATCGTGGGATTGCTAACAGAAGTTTTAATAAAATCTTTCACCTTGCTGAGAATATAGAGGTGAATGATGCTAGTATAGATAATGGGTTACTTACTATTGATCTGGAACAAAACATTCCTGATCATAAAAAACCTAGAACAATAGAACTAAAGTAGAGGATGTACTAATGGCTATTAGTAAAGAGAAGAAGGTGAACACAGTTTTTATAGGATATGATCCTAAAGAAAAGGTTGCAGCCCAGATGTTAAAATATTTAATAGAAGCTAACTCACCAAAGGATATTATAGTTAAGTTTCTACGCAAAGATATCTTGGAACACATGAATATGTTTAATAGACCTTTCGAGTGGGTGAACAATCAGATGGTTGACTCCATAGATCAGAAGCCTTTCTCAAGTGAGTTTACTTTCACTCGTTTTCTAGTACCTGCTTTGATGCAGTATGAAGGATGGGCTTTGTATTTAGATTGTGACATGTATCCTAGAACAGATATCAATGAATTGTTTGAGGAATACAACGATGAGTTCTATCCTTTGTACTGTGTTAAGCATGAGTACGAACCAACTGCTAAGTTTAAAATGGATGGTCGAGAACAGACTAGATACAATAGAAAGAACTGGTCTAGTCTTATGTTGTGGAACTGTGGTCATGAGTTAAACAAACAACTCACACCCTTTGCTGTCAACAATAAGACAGGTAATTATCTACATACATTTGGTTGGTTACCTAATAAGAACTCAGCTATGGGTACAATAGCAGAAGAATGGAATTGGTTAGATGGTCACTCTGATTCTTCTATTAATCCTAAGATGGTACACTTTACAACAGGTGGTCCTTGGTTTCCTAAGTGGGAATGTCAACGTGAAGTTGATGGATTGATGGCAACAGAATGGAACGGTGACTATTCACATTTAGTATTACATGGAAAAATAGATGAACTATAAAATTGTAACAGCCTTTGATGAAACATCACTACAGCATAGTACGTTTCATCTCTTAAATGAATTTAAAGATAACTGGGAACCTAGCATAGAATTTCATTGTTATTATTATGATCTTGATCTTGCTAATTATTCTTTACCTAAAGCTAAGAATATATTTTATCATAACCTAATGGAGATATCAGACTATCCAGACTTCCTTAAGACCTTTGCTCAACACAACGGCACTGAGGGTGGTAAGATACCATACAATGATATTCTAAATCCACTGAAGTATATTCCTAAAGTAATTGCACTAACAGAGTGTGCCTTTGATAGCACTGATGGTTGGTTGTTCTGGCTTGATCCTAGTTGTATGAACATCAAGAATGTATATCATAAAGATATTGATACTATATTTCCTGAACACTCAGACAAACTAGACCTTGTAACCTTCACTGATATGGAACAACTTGTAGGTTTCAACCTTGATAAAGAAACACCAGTACGTTTGCTTGGTGATCTCAGAGGTGCGTTTATATCTGGTGAGTTCCTTAACTACCGTGAGTGGCATGATAGCTTTATCTTTGATAGACTTAAGCTTATCTATAATGCTCATGGTATGAAAACACTAGAGGTTGATCCTAAGAAATCTATTATAGGTGACATCCTTGTCAACATGTATGATCGTGAGAACTTTGCTTTAAGAGATAAGGAAGGTAAACGTATCTTCAAGCTCTCTGATACAGAGACTACTCAAGACATACTACCTAGTAGGTACAAGCAGTTAGCTGATCTAGTGAGGTGTTATAAACCTAAGACTATACTTGAGACAGGTACTTGGAATGGTGGTAGAGCTATTGAGATGGCACTTGCTGCATTCCAGAAGACAGATGAAGTACATTACATAGGTTATGATCTCTTTGAAGATGCGACTACAGAGACAGATCACGAAGAGTTTAATGTAAAGCCTCACAATACTTTGGAAGCTGTACATAAAAGACTAGTAGAGTTCTCTGATCATGTGAAAGAGAAAGAGAATAAAGAGTTTACTTTTCAATTAACCAAAGGTAATGTAAGGGAAACATTATTAAAGAAGGATGTAAAAGATGTAGACTTTGCTTTGATTGGTAGTGGTAATAGTATTAAGACAGTTAAGACAGAATACAAAATACTTAAGGACGTACCTGTAGTTGTAGGTGATCACTACTTCACTAAGGAATCAGAAGAAGATGAGTCTATGCCTCCTGAAAAATATCATGGAGTAAAGAATGTTTTTGATAGCGTCAAGACAAAGAAGGTTGATAAGAAGGAGACAACGAAAGATGGCTGGACAAGCTTTGATCAGAAGTCTACGACACGTAAGCATCTTCTCCCTTCCCAAGACAAGGTGGCTGGAGGTGGTCATACTCACCTTGTGGTTTTTCTTCACGGTACAACTGTAAAAGATATCCCTAGTCAGTTAAAGAGTGTACCTATTGTTGTACATCCTAGAGACTGTGTTCCTAAAGATTACATCAAGAACAACATCAAGTCTAACATGACCTTGATTGATCCTAAGAAGTGGGTGACTAAGCATATGGCACATCAAGAGAAAGCTATACTTGTTTCTGCTGGGCCGTACCTAGACTATGGTGCATTGAAGATGTTCATCAAGGACAATCCAGATGCTAAGTTACTAACAGTTAAACATGCTTACCCACATCTGATTGCTAATGGCATCAAGCCTTGGGGGTGTGTCATACTAGATCCTAGACCTATTACAGGAGTGTCTACTCACAACGTAGTACGTAAGGATCTCTTTAAGAACTTAGATCCTGATACTAATTTCTTTGTTGCTTCTATGACTGATCCTTCTGTAACTAACTTCTTTATCTCTAAAGAATGTAAGATATGGGGATGGCATGCCTTCACTGATTCTTTAAGAGAAGAGGATGAGCAAGGCACTCAGATACAGAATCAACAAGTCAAAGTACCTGATGATCTAGGTATACCTAAAGGTGCTACTATGATTACTGGTGGTACATGTGCTGCTATGAGGGGCATAGGTATACTACATACAATGGGCTTTAGAAACATAGACCTCTTTGGTTTTGATTGTTGCAGAGATAAGCCTAGTAAAAAAGAAATGACTGAAGTTACTGGTGACATAGAGGGTGGTGAAGTACCAAAGCCTAAGTACATTGAAGTAAGTGTTGATGAAAAGAAGTACTGGACTACTGGTGAGCTACTAGCTATGGCACAGGATTGTGAGAAAGTCTTTCAAGATGAAGGTCTTGAGGGTGTATTAACATTTCATGGTAAAGATACAATGGTAGCTGACCTATGGGATATACAACAGAAAAAGAAAACAAGACCAGAGTTTGAAGGATACTACGATGCTTGATATACAATATGATCCAGAGTTAAGTAGAGACAGACCATCAGCTAAGTATACAGAGTTACTTGATCAATACATTACAATGCATTCTTCAGCTAAAGGTATGTTTGATGGTAAGAGTTTAACAAAGTTTATCTATATAATTGATGGCTTCCTTAAATCTAATAAGTGTAAAAGTTTACTAGACTATGGAGCAGGTAAAGGTACTCTGTATACTGAAGACTATAAGAGACTAACCAACGTGATAGATAAACCACTAACAGAATATTGGGAGCTAGATAAAATTGATCGTTATGAACCTGCTCTTGCTGAGTATAACGTACTTAGTAGTGACAAGTATGATGCAGTAATATGTACTGACGTACTAGAACATGTACCTGAGACTGATCTAGGATGGGTAGCAGATGAGATATTAGAGAGGTCTAACAAGATGGCCTTCTTTAATATAGCTTGTTACCCTGCAATGAAAACATTTGAAGATGGTACTAACGTACATGTCTCAGTCTTTGAACCTAATGTGTGGTTAAACTTTTTCTCAGATAAGATTAGGAACTATAAAAATTTATCTATCTATTTATTCTTTGATGTTATGAATGCTAATCATAAAGCAATCAGCCTTGAAGGATTTAAGATAGATAATAATCCAAGAGTGATTCAACTACGACAGGAGGAATAAGATGATAGGAATACTTAGTTCACTACTACCAGTTGCAACTAAAATAATTGACAGGGTTGTACCTGATAAAAATGCTGCAAAGAAAGCTAAGTTAGATATGCAAAAAGAGTTAACAACTGCATTTAATAAAGCTAATCTTGCACAAATAGAAACCAATAAAATACAAGCAGCACATCCTTCCATCTTCGTAAGTGGAGCTAGACCTGCTATCATGTGGATCTGTGCCTTTGGTTTAGGATGGCAGTTTGTATTTCAACCTGTAGCTGTATGGGTCTTAGCACTTACTGATGCTGGTGTTGCTCTTCCTATTATAGAGACAGAGGGTTTGATGTCATTAACATTGGCTCTCTTAGGACTAGGTGGTATGCGTAGCTTTGAGAAGTCTAAAGGTGTACAAAGGAATAATATGAAACGATGAATAGAGTCTATAAA